CCAAGGGCAACGCGCAGTTCATCATTGATAACGCTGGCTATGGGTTTCTTGCGCTCTTGTGCTGCCTGCACCAGCAGCTCACGCACATCTGGCCGCAGACGCACCAGGAATGGCTTTAGTTCTGACATATCGATCCTTTTAGTTGGTCGGGTAGCAGGTCTTTTTAGTCGTGCATGACGAGATATGACTGAGCTGAATAGTGTCAAGCTACCCGATATCTGTGAGCATACAGGAAAACTACCCGTAGCCTAACTCATAGGGTAAACACCTATGAAATAGTGTTGTTTTAACTACATATAGTCCTTGACACCTATTTTGGCTGTGGTAAATTATCACTAAGCGATATCGCTTTTAACCACCCAGATAGAGGAGTTAACATGAAATACAAATATAACGATGGCGGCAGGCAGGCAGCGGGATACAAAGGCGCTGCCGGTGATTGTGGAGCCAGAGCAATAGCAATAGCTTTAGGCATGGATTACAAAGCAGCCTACAGCCTCTTAGCCCAAGCAAACAAAGACATGGGCTTTGCAAAATCCGCAAGAAACGGAATACATAAAAATATCTATGATGCTGCCCTTAACAAATTGGGATGGACATGGGTATCAGCACCAAAATTCCAAGGTAGAAAAGCCAAGTGTTCAGATATGCCATCTGGCATTGTGATTGCCAGGCAGGCTGGTCACTTTGTAGCTGTAGATAACGGCATACCCCAGGACACATGGGATAGCTCCGAGAAGATGGTTTACGGTTACTGGGTAAAGGCTTAATCATGTACGTAACCTACTACCGTGTATCTACACAGCGCCAGGGCCAGTCAGGCCTTGGCCTTGAGGCGCAGCGCGCAGCTGTGCAAACCTTCCTGGCAGGCAAAGAGATTATTGCCGAGTTCACCGAGGTCGAGTCTGGCCGTAAGTCGGATCGCGTGCAGCTCGCAGCTGCTCTAGCCCTTGCTAAAAAGCAGAAGGCTACCCTAGTCATCGCCAAACTAGATCGCCTAGCCCGTAATGTTCACTTTATCTCAGGCCTCTTGGAGTCTGGCGTGCAGTTTGTGGCAGCTGATATGCCAGAGGCTGACCGTACATTCCTACAGATCGCAGCTGTCTTTGCTGAATGGGAGTCAATACGTATCCGTAAACGCACTAAAGAGGCTCTACAAGCCGCTAAGGAGCGCGGTACTGTCTTAGGTAGCCCATGCCCAGAGAAGGGCTCTAAGGTCGGTACAGACGCGATTGTGGCCAAGGCTGATGCCTTTGCTACTTTAGTAGCGCCAAGCCTACAAGATGTAATCAAGCAGGTAGGCACCAACCTGCGAGACGTGGCCCAAGGGTTACGCGCTCGCGGTATCAAGACCGCCAAAGGTAATGATGTTTGGCACCCAGCCCAAGTGGCTAAATTAATAAGGAGAGTTAACCATGCAGTCATTTAATGAGCACAACAAATCACCCAAGGACTTGTACAAGTCTGAGGATTCCCTGCTGGATAAGGTTATCGGTACCGTGGCCTTCTTGGCATTCGTAGTAATCGTAGCAATGGCATAAGGAGCAGCAATGAATATTCTTGACCCAGATATCACATACATACCAGCAGCAAAAACAGATGTTGGCCGCACCCTCAAAAAGCATGGCTTTACTCCACCATCTGAGGACAAAGAGATGCAAAAGAAGTGGGAGTTCTATCGCACCATATCAATTCGTAACGAAAGGAAGTACAAATGAGCACACAAGTAGAGATTGTTAAATCAGAACTAAAGCGCAGCCGCAGCCGCGGCATTACGAGCTGGGACGTAATCGAGAAGTACGGCATCACCCGCCTGGCGCACTACATCCATATGCTACGCAGCAGCGGCTGGCGCATTACCGACTTTTACGAATGCGATCCAGATAACGTAACGCACAAATGGAAACGCTACATTTACAAGAGCTCACCAAAAATGGCAGCCATGAAGGAGGGTAAAAAATGAACTACGCTAGCTACTTTTTAGCCATCAGCAACCTGCTCAAGCAGGCTTACGCAGCCGCAGAGAACCGCGACTACGAGGCTGCATCAAACCTCACGGCTGACATTGCGGTATACGCAACCAGTCTGGCAGCACTCTTAGACCATAAAACAGAAACAGAGGTATAAAAAATGGTAGGTAAAGTCACTCCGAACGATATGCTCTCAGCCAGCCGGATCCCTGCGGTCTGCGGCATGAGCAAGTACAGATCACCCAATGATGAGCTGCTGTCATCCATTGATTTTCTAAAAGGCATTACCCCGCCAGACATCGGCAACGAGGCTATGGCATGGGGCAACAGGCTAGAGCCAACCATTCTCATGGAGGCCGCAAACCGTCTCGGATGCAGCCAGCTGGAGATCGAGCACCCTACGCCTTACTTCCACGATAAGTGGCCTCTGTGCTGCTCTCTTGACGGCACAGCCACAGGCAATGTAAACGAGGTCTTTACAGATCCTGAGAAGGGCATCTACGTGGTCGGCAGCGAAAGCATAGTACTAAGTGGTACAGGCATCATCGAGGCCAAGCTAACCTCGATGCCAGCGGAGGATGTGCTGCCCCTGTATCGTGGCCCTATACAGCTGCAAGCACAGATGGCGATATACAAAGCAACCTGGGGCGCGATTGCTACGCTATACCAGGGTACTGAGCTGCGTATATTCTTGTTTAAACAACATCCGGCAACGCTAGAGTTGATCGAAAAGACCTGCAAAGAGTTTCAAGATAAGCTAGACCGCTGGAAAAACACAGGCGAGATTGATTACTACCCGCCTATCAATCCAAAGGATGCAGCTCGTACCTTTAGCTCAGGCTCAGATGATGAGCCAGTAGTCTTAGATAATTATGTCGAGGAGTTGACCAAATTACTTTTGGAAAACAAGGCAAAAATTACAAAGGCAGAAGATGAAAACAGCAAGATACAGACCGAGATTATGGGCATTATGCAGAACCATACTCACGGCGTAGCAGGGCAGTACCAAATAAGCTGGCCAGTCCGTAGCTACAAGGCCAAGCCAGCAACTATAACACCAGCAAAAGAGGCGTACTCCATACGTCAGTCCACTTTAACCATTAAGCAATTATGAAGATTATTAAATCGCCGTTTTGGCACATACTCCAGCGCGAGATCGCAGCTAGAAAATTATTGAAAGGTAACAAATGAGCAACTTAGTTAAGCACCAGGGCTTTGCCCCACAGACAATGACAGAGGCTATCGACTTTAGCAATATGCTAAGTAAGAGCACGATGGTTCCAAAGGCATACCAAAACAAACCAGAGGATGTGCTCGTGGCTGTGCAATGGGGATACGAGCTAGGTCTGGCACCGCTACAGGCCTTGCAGAATATCGCGACCATCAACGGTAAACCAAGCGTATACGGTGACGCAGCGATGGCCCTAGTCCAAAACTCGCCCGTATGCGAGGACGTGAAGGAGTACTTTGAGGGCGAGGGTACGAGCAATCCAATCGCGGTATGCGTGGCCAAGCGTAAGAACCGTACCGAGGTAATCAGTAAGTACTCGGTCGAGGATGCCAAGCGCGCTGGTCTGTGGAATAAGCAGGGGCCTTGGACACAGTATCCAAAGCGGATGCTACAGATGCGAGCCCGTGGCTTTGCCCTACGGGACGCGTTTCCAGACGTTTTGAAGGGTTTAATCACGGTCGAGGAGGCTCAGGATTACCCAGACGATACGGCAGCGCCACAGGCTCCTCAGATTAAGCACGCTAACCCACTTGATGCCATCCCATCTGTGTCAGTTTCAGAGGTAGAAGTTTTGGAAACACCAGCTGTAGAGTGTAGCGAAAATACAACAGTAGAGATAGTCGAGACTGTATCCGATCAGATACAGCCGCCTGGCACATTCAAGCTGCACATCCCCGGCAAACCATCTGAGCTGCATGATGGCATGACGGCATGGATGGATCGCTATAACGAGATGGCAGATAAGGTAGCTAGATCACGCCTAGCCAAAGAGCTCAAGATCCAAAAGATTGGCGAGTTCAATACGCTAAACGCGGATGTCTTGAAGATGCTAACCGCGGTACAGCAGGCTGGTATGGCAGCCCACAAGCAAAAACGTAAGATGGCTATTGAGGGTTAACTAAGGTACAGGGCGCGCTCATCATTGCGCCTTGTAACCAATCCCTTTAACACCTTGCCGCCAGCCTTAGTCCAATCCAAGAAGGCCTCGGCGGCACCCTCGTAATCACCTCTGTTGTGTTTCATCCTAAGCGTAGAACGCTGTAGATTACCTAGTCCAACATTGAAGGCAAAGCTGGTCAGCGCACCAAGGCGACCAGGAGTAAGCCCGTCAGGACATAGTCTGCGTACCCCGGCTTCAAAGCTGCCCAAATCTTTAGCAAGCATCTCATCTACTTCTCCCATTGACAGCACTCGATCCCACCCAGCAGGGATAGGCAGCGCTTTGCGCTCTGCTAGCGGCACCTTGATATGCGACTGGTCGATTACGTGGCCCACACCTACAGTCCAGATTAAAGCAGGGCATTGGTACGGTTTAGTACGCACGCCCTCATGGTGCTTAATCATCTCAATGACACGGTGCTCCAGACTCATTTTGATTTAAAGGCCTGAGTTCCAAACCAGAAAGATACGACTGATGCCCAAATTATCTGAGTCTCGTTGTCCCATAAATTATCAAGCGCAACAGTAAAGTCTACGCCAGTACGCCAGGCATACATGAATCCGAATATCTCTACAAAAGCAAACAGGATAAACAGACCGTAAGTAATAAAACTGCGGGTAAATGCGCGAGCGTTAATCACCCATTGCGCTGCACCTTGACCGATAGCAATGTCGTGGGCATAGAGCGCCTCTCGCTCCTTCTCTGCTGACTGTATAGCGATCTGCTCTGTGCGGATCTCCTCTACTCTAGCCTGTGCAATGTAGCCCTCTTTGAGCATCTGCATCTCGCGCTCGGTCTGCATCTTAGCCAGCTCTAGCTCATGTTTTTTGTCTGATTTATCTTGAAAAAAATCCATCAGCTTTGGCAGACCACCAGCCAGAAACGATACGAGAGTAGTAAGTAAAGTAAACATCAGAAAGCCCCTATGTATTTAAGATAAACAGTAACCCAAAACGCAGCAAAGAAACACCATGCTAGTGCCATCCTACGCTCATGCAAATCAGATTTGAAAGCCTTAGTATTTTCTTCTTCCACTTTAGCTATCTCATTCTTAATTCTTAATACTTGATCCCACTCTTTGGCTCCGTACTTGCGTACAAATTCTATCTTTAGCTTAGCCTCCTCATCGGAGATTACTTTGCGTCTTTGATATTCCTGTAGAGCTTTGATAGTTGCAGTTTGTATCTTGAACTCAGCCTCTCGCTGGGCTCTGCGCCGCTCTCTAGCCTGCTCCTGAGCTGATTCAAGCGCCTCATTCTGTAGGCTCTCAATGCCCTTAGAGATTTCCCTGCCAGCAGCCTTGCCACTACTTATGCCCTCGCTAAAACCTTTCGCTCCAGCCAAAAATCCAAAGTCATCTGCCACATTATTAGCCCACCTTGATGTGGCCAATGCTAGCCAAGTAAGTTACCAGGCCAACAGCAGCTACCCCTACAATCCAAAAGAACTTAGTCACAATAGATTTACCTACCGAGGTATAGACCTTTTCGATCACCCTCTCGGTTACTTTTTCCACGATATCCTCTAGCTCTTTGTCGGTAAGGTTAGACATGATTAGACTTTCTTTCTCGCTGTGGCTACTTTCTTAGCCGCTGGTTTCTTAGCCGCTACCTTGCGGGCTGGTTGTTTCTTGGGTGCAGCTGGCTTTGCCTCTTGCTTATCTATCTCAGCCCAAAGCGCGTCAACGTCTAACTTATAAAATTTATGGTAGTTAAACTTAGCCAGTATCCAATCAATAATAAACATAATAATCCTCAGCTAATAGTTAAGTTGCTAGTAAAATCAAGGCCTGTATTGTTTGCAACATTCACATTGCCTGTTGATGTCGTGGCAATCCAAATTGCTCCAGTTGCTGCACAATCTCTAATGCTAACAAATTGCAATCTAGGTATGCTCAACAGCTCTGAATTATCAGTTGAGATAGGTAGATTTAAGAATGGAAAAAAATCTTTTATAATCTTTCCAAACTTCCATCCAACATTGTTACCAGAGTCTATGTTGTTGTATGGCGCAAAAGTAGATGCTCTCCATGTAGTTCCGGTAGCAATGGAGTCTTGAATATCTAAATAGGATACAAGAATTGCCATTACGCCACCTTTGCCAATGTATATCTAGTACCAGTTGTGCTGGATCTTAGTGATACTAAATTACCAGCGGTTCCATCAACATTAAAGTTTGAAAAACTTGTTGTGGTAGATGCCGGAAATGTAATCGTACAAGGCTGTACAGTATTAGTCATATCAAAGAATGTATTGGCGCCAGTCAATGTAAGCGTACCAGTACCACCTTGGTTTAATTTGTAATAAGTTAAACCGCCACCAGCAAATGTCTTGGCTGAAGTCGATGTCATGCTAATCGTAGATGTGCCTCGATTTAAGGTTAGCCCAGTAGTGGTTGCCAAGTTCCAGGCGGATCCACTATCTTGAATAGTCCAAGTACCAGAGCCCATTGTTAAAGTTCTGGTATTGGCGTTGCTAGAAGCAAAATCTCCAACAGTTACATTTTGATTGTTCGCATTGAATGTACCATTAGTTAATGTTAATGCTTGTGTAGATCCCATTGTCAATGCGTCTTGCAACTGAACAGTTCCACCAACACCATCTTGAGTAATAGGAAAGTCTAGTGTTTTTCCATTGGTAGTAAATTGCTGTGTGCCTGATGTGGCAATAAATGAAGTAGTTAAAGAACCAGCACTTAAAGTCATACCACTTGCAATAGTTAAATTACCCGAAACATTTCGAACAGAGTTTGTAAATGTTCCAGTAAACCCTGTAAAGTTTAAGTTTTTAACATTAGACGCAACAGTTACTATGTCTGAACCAGCAGATACGTTAAATGACGGCACATTGGCTTCTGTAGCACCACCAGCAACGGTAGCGGTAGTAATTGTTCTAGTCCCTGTTGAGCCGCTATAAGTTGCGTTGACTGTGGGGGTTCCTGTGTAACTATAGTTAGTCATGGTAGTCATGTTAAATATAGTTGCATCATTACCAGTAACAGTAATATTTCCTGTACCAAACAAAATAGCGCGGGTATTAGAATTAGTTGAACTAAACAAGCCACAACTTAATGTTCTATTTCCGCTGGACAGATCCAATGTTCCACTTGTTAATGTAAATTGGCGGGTAGATTCAGTTGTTAAATTGTCTTGCAGCTGAACAGTAGCTGTTCCTTGCATAGAAAAACCATTGTTAATAGTAATTCCATTTGAGGTAAGTAACTGAGTGCCAGATGTTGCGGAAAATATTGTATTACCATTGCCAAACTGAGTTGTCATGGCGGCAGAATAAGTCAAATTACCAAATATAGTTCTGCCAGTATTATTTAGTATTCCACTAAAGCCAGTAAAGCTAAGGTTTTTGAATGTGCTATTGCCAGTAATAACAATAGTATCTGAGCCAGCAGAAACATTAAAATTTAAAGCATTTGATTCTGTGCCACCAGTTGTTGTCACTCCTGGGGTAAGTGTTCTATTACCTGTTGAACCAGAATATGTACAGTTTACTGTTGGTGTGCCTGTATAGCTAAAGTTGGTAGCTGTAGCAGTTGTCCAAACGGTTGCACCATTACCAGTTATTGTAATGTTTCCTGTGCCAAATGTAATAGCCCGTGTGTTGGAGTTGGATGAGCTAAATGTAAGAGCAGTTAATACATTGTTATTTAGGTCTAATGTTCCGCTAGTCAATGTAACAGTAGCAGAGCAAGTTGTATTTTCTGCTAACTGGAGTGTTCCGCTTGGGGACTCTATAGTAATAGGTGGTACGAATGTAGCAGTATTAACATCTAAAATCTGTGTAGTGCTTTGACCAAAAAAGTTCCATAAAGCCGTACCAGTCATTGTTACAACAGAAGATAGTGTTACATTTTTATAAATATTTACAACAACAGTACCATTTGCAAAAGTCATTGGTAAAGTTCTAGTTGAAATATTTAGTTCCCCAACCCACCAAGTTCCATTTATAAATGTAACGGTTGCGCCTGAGTTAAGCCCTGTATCTTCGATAATTATCTTATCTTGTGCTAAGGGAAAGTTATCTAGGCTAGTAGCACCGCCAGATGATAATGCCCATGCTATTCCTGTCCAGTTACCGCCAGCAGCAAGATTCCAATATACATCTTTAGCTGTTGTAAAAGTAATGCCACTATTGCCTAACCCATTACCTAGTCGTGTGCCTGTCCATGTGCCAACAGAGCCAGCAGTACCAATATCTCTAAAGTCGCAATCAGCTAAAGTAGCCAATGTTCCGTTAAGGGTAATTGTGCGCTGTGTTCCAATAGTGTCAGATACCACTTGTATTCTACGAATATTTTGATTTGCAGCACCTAAAGTTAAAGTGCCTGATACAGTTTGATTTGCGCCTAAAGAAACAATCCGCAAGCCAGTAGCACTTCTACTTGTTTGGGTTAAATTATTAAATGTATTTGCGCCAGTAATTGTGGTTGTTCCAGCAGCAACACTTGTAAAGGATACATTGTAAAAAGTCAGTCCACCACCAGCAAATGTTGGTGAGGCGTTAGAACAGGTGATTTGTGATGTGCCAGCATTAAATGTTAGATTTGAACCAGTAAATGTAAATGCTGAGGAGCCAGCAAGAGTAATTGTAGATGAGCCTAAATTAAAAGTTGTTGTAGTTACCGATGAAGATAACATAGCTCCAGTAGTAATGTTAAAGTTACCAGTGCTAATTGTTCCAGCATTAAATCTAAATGTTGCGCTACTTGACATTGTTAATGCGCTTCCTAATGTCCAGCCTCCACCACTTCCAGAAAAAGAAACATTTGTATTGCTAATGGTTATTCCATTAGTAGTAAATGTTTTTCCTGTAGATGTTGATTGAAATACCAACAAAGCGCCAGTTGTGCCAGACCAAGTAAAATTGGTTGCTGGCAAAGTTAATGAGCCATAGCAATCTAACTCTGCTGTAGCACCCATAGTTAATGTCATAACCCCATCTAAACTAGAGGTGCTGAAATCTAAACAAGCTGCTGGAGATGCAGAAGTGCCAGTAATTGTTACAGTAAATGGCAACAATAATGTATTGGAGTTGGCATCAAAAATAACATTATCGGCAGATGTAGGCGCAGAAGCACCGCTAGCGCCGCCTGATGTAGCAGCCCAATTAGCTGTAGATGTTGCGTCCCAGTTACCAGAGCTACCTACCCAATATCTATCAGCCATTATTCTTCCTCAGATGGATTTACTATTGCCTGCTCTAATTCTTGCTGGCTTACTACCTCATACCAGGCGTCAAACCGATTTTGCTTTAGCTCTTCTAGCCGCTCGTCTGTAAAACCATGTCCAACAGGCAACACAATGGCATCCCTAAATGTCATGCCATCTCTAGTTATTTCAAATTCGTATTTTTGCATGATTAGAATCCTTGTACTTGTGAAACTAATTGCCACTTTGATACTGTTGAATTATAAAAGAAACCAAAGTAATCAAACTTGCTAGATCCATAAGTTTCTGATGCAAGACTCATATCATCAGAACCAGCGAATATACTGTTCCACGATAGTGTTTGTATATTTGTTGAGCGAATACGAATCACTAAACGCTGACCATTGACAGGTGTTCCAGTAGGGGCGTTGATAGTTAAAGTACCAGCTGACTGTGTATTAGCTTGAGTAAATAAATCAGCTAAGTTTGAATTAATAGAGATTGATGTGCCATCAGCAATAACCACAACTCTTGTTGGGATTGTTCCACCAGCAACAGTATTAACATTACTAATGTTATTACCAACAGAGTTTACGTTTCCAATAGAACCAGCAACTGTAGTTATGTTGGTATTGTTTGATGCTACAGAGTTTATATTTGATGTGTTGCCAGCAACTGTAGTTACATTACCACTAACACTAGCAACAGTTGTTACATTGCCAGAAATTCCAGCAACCGTAGTTACGTTACCGCTAACGCCAGAAACGGTTGTAACGCTAGACGATATACCAGCTACTGTATTGACGTTAGATATATTGCCAGCAACGGTGTTAACGCTTGCAATATTTGTAGCTACAGTATT